TACGATCCTGTCCGTCGGCTGCAGATGGACATGCTCCACCGTGAAGCCATCAAAAGTCTGATTCTGGTACATGTCTGTACCGGTGCAGACCTTCACCTGTGCTGTACTCCGGAGGATCCTGCTCGGGATCGGTCGCAGCATGTCACCACCACCAATCCGGCCCGGTTGCCACTTGCGGAGCCATCAGGCCCGTCTGCTCCAGATACATCAGCACAAGGGGAGACACATTTTCCGCCATAGCGCCGCGCCGCACAAGCTCGCTCCCGGATTTACCGGAGACGCTCACCTTTCCGACCGTAAAGCCCCGGTCATTCCCTCCCGCTACAGAGTCAAGCCCATTGACCGCGAAAAAGTCAACCTGCGCGCAGATCGCCTTTTTTACGAGATCCTGCTGCATAGCGGGCAGGGAATTGAAACCGGTCTCGACAGCCTGCCAGCGAGTCATTGCTCCAATCACATCAGCGGCGCGGGCGTACAGCGCGGGGAACGAGGCCTCCGTAGCCTCGCTCCCCTTGTAGACGTTGAAGTAGTATTCATAGTCTACAATCACGCCGTTTCCCCCCCTTAAGTGGCAGCGTTAACGATGATGCCGCCGGTACGGGTGGCCAGCACGAAAGCGCCGTAGTAGTAGCGCTCATAGTACAGATACTTACCCTTGCTCTGGGCAGTGGGCGCGCTCATCATGGCGGTTTCGTATTTCACAGGCGCGGCGACAGCGTCCGGGTCAGCGAGGATCATGTTGATCTGCTTCGCGCCGGTAGCGGGGACCCAGCCCTCGGTGAAGACATAGGAGGACTTCATCAGGTCGGAGGGAACCTCGCGAACGTTCACGCCATCCAGACGGGCGACATTGCGGTCAACGCCCCGGAAGCCTTCCGCCGTATCGATGAACCGGGTCAGACCGGCGGCCTCCTTCAGAAGTTTGTACGTGGCCGGGGTCATGTAGGCCGTCACGCGGTCGCGGTTCACTCGGGCGTTGGTCAGCGCCTCCAGGTAGCCGTCCCAGGTCTGAAGGATGTTCGCCGCGGTCAGGGCCGTGGTGTCCGGCGTGACAGAGGAGTACAGCTTCGCGGCCAGATACGCGTCCATCTCCGGGATCTTCTGGAGCTCGTTGAAGGTCTTGGTGATGTTTGCGATGGTCGCGACGTCGTTGGTCTCGACGATGTCCATCGGGTCAATCAGGGTGGACCACTCGCGGTCCATCTCCAGGGTGACGGGCTGCAGGTCGTTGTTCCAGTTGCGGGCGAAAACGCCGCTCAGACTGTCACGGTCAACAGCGGAGGCGCCCTTCACGGTGAAGCTGGGAATGTACATGGTCTTACCCATGCCCGGCTTGTAAAGGGTGCTGTTGGTGCTCGCCCAGATCGGGGCGAAGTAGGACAGATAGGGGTAAGCGTTGGCGACAGCGCGGCTATACTCAGCCGCGTAGTTGACATTGGTCTGAACGAATGCCATTGTTCATCTCTCCTTTACTTTTTTGTTGGGATTCCCCACGCCTTGAGGAATTGAGCTTCCGCGCCTTCGTCGCCCGTGGGCATCGAGCCCTGAGTCGGCGCGCCAAAGGTGGGCTTCGGTGCCTGCTGAGAAGGGGTGAAATATTCCTCATACCTTCCCCGGATCTCCGCAAGCTGGTCCTTAACTGGTTTCGCCCCGTCTCCGCGCTGAATCATGCCGTAGACCGCCTCGAAGAATTTCGGCTTGACCTCCCGGAAGTCCTCGGAGCCTCGCGCCTGCTGCATGGTCCGATAGGCGTCAAATTCCCCCTGCAGTGCTCTGTATTCCTCGCTCTGCTTCGGGTCCGGTTTGACAATGCCCTTTTCCCATTCAGCCCGCGCCGCCTCAATAGCTGATTCCTGCGCCGTCTGTGCGGCAGTCCTGGACACATAACCATCATCCAGCGCCCGGCCGTACAGAGCCATAACCTGCTCCGTCCGCTGCTCCGGTGTTGCGCTTTCGTCGGCCATGATCTTGTTAATTGCCGCCCGTGTCATGATGTTGCCCATTTTGACCCTCCTTTTTACGGCCTGATAGAGTGATAGGCCGGGCGCGTGTTTAACGTCCCGCCGGACGTGATAGACAGGTTAGGAGGACTTCGCCGCCGGTTTCCGTTTCCTCGGCGGCTCTTCCTTTGCTTCCGCCTTGATAACCGCGCCGCAGATGTGGCAGACAAGGTCCTTCCCGCGGTTGTAAAGGACCGGATGCGTACAGGCCAAGAAATCACCTCCCTTTTTTCTCGCCTTTCATGGCTCCGGCGTCTGGATCTCAAGCTGCATATCGATCGGCTGCGCCTGCTGCTCGAAGAATGTCCGCATCTGCTGCTGAGTGTCCCGCGGAAACTCGGTCACGTCGTAGGTATCTTCCGGCGGGAATGTGGCGTTGACAGGCGTATATTCGCGCTCTTTGCGCCTTGCGCGGCCGGTTCTGTCGCAGAATTCGTCAATCTGATAGGAGGCTTCATCCACGCGCGCCTGCTGCGCCTTTATCAGATCTTCCGGCGCGCCTTGGGCTTCGAGAACGGAAAGATTCCTTTTCTCCTCGCGCAGGTGCCTTTCCAGCGCCCGCTGCTGCTGGCTCTCCTGGTAGGTCTTGTCGTTCTCCGCTTCGCTCTGCGGGCGACCCTTGAGCGTGCTGAAGCCCGGTATAAAGGTCATCGGATAATGCATGCAGTTGACGCCAAACAGGCCGGCGGCTTGTCCATAGGTGGTCTCTGACTGCGCGTATACCCGGACCTCGTTCCCGTCAAGGTCTACAATTGTCCGCGTATGATCCGCCCGGGAAATGACCTTCTGCTGCCAGGGGAAACAGAGCGGCCGGGCGCCGTTATGGCTCGACACAAGGTAAGTGTCGCAGCCGTACTCTTCAGACCGCTCAAAGACGGCCGCGCGGGCCGTGTTAAACATCGTTGTCTTGATGTCCATGGCCACATAGGCTTCCGGGCTCCAATGGCGCCCCGCGTGGTCAATGAAGCCTGTGATCCCGTTCCCGACCATCCTCCAAACAGCCTGATGCACCGCGTCATTGTAGGCCGTGACGCCCGAAATGACGCCTCCCGTCTCAATGTTCAGATAGGACTGCGTCCAGTACATCTTCGAGGCGATGTCGCTGACCGTCGCCTTGTAAGCCGCCTGCGTGCTCTCCAACATGACTGTGTTAACCAGATTCAGCTTGTCCGCGCTCTGCCTGTAATAGGACTGGAAAGCCTGCATCTGGTTCGGTGCAAGGTCTTGAACCGCATTCGACAGCAGCCCTCGCTCCGCTGCCTTCCGGAGCCGCGGCTCTTCGTCGGCCAGCCCCTCGAGGATCGCCGTCTCAAGGGCTTTCTGAAGCGCTGCATCCGCTCCGCCCAGATTCCGCGCAATGATGGAGGCCGTGTCTTTTGTCACCTGCCCCATCTGCGCAAGCATGCGCGCCTGGTAGTTGAACTGATCCAGCGGCTCCCCGCCCTGCTGCCTGAATGGGAAGTACGTCGCAAGGTTTATCAGGATCTGATCTGTGACGCTTGCGTAGACCTCAGCCATGGCCCACGAAAGATCCTGCAGCTTGGACGGATGCATTACACACCACCACCGTAGAGCCGTGTGACGTCAATGGCCGGGCCGGTGCCTTCCTCCCTGATCCGCTTCAGCTCTTCCTCCGCCTGCTCCGGTGTCAGGCCCTGCCCGTATTTCTTGTCCGTCAGGAAGGTGAACTTTGAGAGCAGCCCAGCGCCGACCAACATGACGCCTTCGTTGATGTTGGTTTGCCGGTCCTGCGTCACGCCATCGTCAAAGGTGATCTGCACATGGTACCCGGGCGCGGCCAGGCTTTCGATGCTCTGGCCTTCGTACTCCATCCCGTACAGGATCGCCACATCAATGATGTTCCGGACCAGGTGCTCAATAGCCGGCGCAAGCTGATTCTGAATCGTCTTGATGGTCTTGTAGGTCTTGCTGTTCTCACTGACCACTTCCGTCGCCGTCTTGATTCCGGATTTCTCATCAAAGGAGAATGTATTCGCGGAAAAGCCGAGCTGCAGGCATAGGATGGACAGGAAAGCATTCAGGGCCGCGATGTGTTCCTCCACGCGCAGCTCTACAGAGTTGTCCGTGATCTTCAAGTCGTTCGGATCATCGGAGGCCAGGGCTTCATATGTTTCGTCTGTCGGATCAAAGTAACGGCGCGGCGTCCCTGTTGTCGGGTCAATCACCGTGCGGACCGCCCGCGCGGGAACGATGATTCTTTTCTTCCCCAGACGGAACTCGCGCACAAAGGAATCGTAGCAGATATCCAGCGCGTGAAGAGTCTCCAGCGCGTTCCCGTACATGCTCATGCCCAGCGGGCTGTTGTCGTCAAGGTTGTTCGCGATAGGCGTCCGCCAGTACGTGAACAGAGACTCGCCGACCGGAATGATCGTTTCCTCATCAAGGAAAGGATACATTTCCGCGAGCGGCACCCGGATTCCGAGGATGTCCTGGCTGTCACCGTTCGCGCCCTTCTGCATGTCCGCCCGGAACAATTCATTTTTGACCGTGTAGGTCATGCCGTCCCAGGTGTGCCACTCAAGCCGTGTATAGTACCAGCCGCCTTTCGCCACGCGGGAGATAAAGACGGCCTCGTGCACACGGGCGTTGTCCCATGAGATCGGCACAAACTGATCCGCCATAGCGTAGCCGATGCGGATTTGCTCCGTCCCCTCTACCTCTTTGCCATCGGAGTCCCGCCTTGCGTCACGCCACACCTTCAAGGCGCTGCCGCCGAGCGCGCAGGCCTGCTCGATGCTCTCCTGCATTTTCTCCCGGAAAGCGTTATCACAGAGGACAGTCTGCACAAAGGCGTTCAGCGGGTCCGGGTTTTCCTCCGTGCTTTCCCTGCCGTCAATGGAGACGTTGACCGCGCATTCCTCGCCCCACACAAGCCCGGCGATTTCCGCGCAGACCGCCTTTGCCGCGTTCAGCCTGTACAGATTCCGCTGATGCTTCGGGTCCGAAACCGTAGGCGCCGGGACCAGATGCCAGGGCTTATAGAATCCCCTGTACAGCCATTTCCACAGGTAGATCCCCACATCATAGAACTGACTGAACGCCGGGACCCCTGCCAGCTCGAAAACCGTCTTGTATTCGCGGGCAATGCCCGTGGTGCTGCTTACCCTGTCCATGAGCCTTCGCCCCCAATCTCGCAACTTTCTGAGTACCTGCATATCACCGCCCCCAGCCCTCTATCAGTGTGGGGATTTCCCGCTCGAAGGAGTACTCCAGACTGTCCAGGTTATCGATGTTCGTCGTGCCGTCATCCAGCCGGACGTCCTCTGTCGTGTGCTTGCTGTCCCATAGCGCGCTCTTCAGCGCCTCAATAGTGACCGTGCATTCCGGCGCGCAGAAGAAGCGCCCCGCACCCATCAGAATACACAGCGCCCTGATTCTGTCATTGATCGGCCTTTTCAGCGCGTTGCCGATGTTGACCCCGATCCTCTCCCGTGCTGCAGCCACGCGGAGGCCGTTAATGAGCGTTTGCTCCGCTGAATCGCACCACACGTCTGTGACGTGCCAGCGCATCTGGCAGCGCTTCACGAAGTCCACAAAGTCCCGCTCAAGCTTGGCCGGGTCAAGAGCGTCTGTCTCGTGGTAGTCATCCAGCACCACAAGCGCGCCGCGGGTGGTGAAGCCCGTACAAGTGAAGGCGTGCGCGGAAGTGCCGCCGCCGAAGTCCACGCCGATAACCGCCCTGGAAATGGCTTCCCCCGGAAGATCATTGACCACGAACCGCTCCGGGTGGTCCGCAAACTGCCGATAGATCACGCCCTCAGCAGCCACCCACAGGCCGAGGATGTACCTGTCATAAAGGACCGTGCCGGAGTATTCCCTCTTCAGGTTCTCCACGAAAACCGGGTCCAGAAAAGGATTGTCGTCGAGCCTGTAGGCCTGCTGGAAGATGTCCGCGTCTGAGTCAAGAAACCGCTTGAACCAGTGGCGCGGATTGTCCGGGTTGCAAGTGCCGTCAAAGATGGAATAGGGCTTGTCAAGGCGGCTCTTGAGCATGTCAAACACATCCGGGTGCCAGGTCGTGATCTCGTCCCCGTAGCAGTACTTGACCGATGAGCCGCGCAGCTTATCCACGCGGGAGACGTTGTCCGCGCCAAGGCAGAAAACCTTCTGGCCGAACATCTCGACCGAATTGTCGGCCCGCAGGCTGCCCACGTACTCAGCGCCATACATGGACTGCATCGGAAGCAGGATGTTCCGGCGGATTGTCTCCCGGCTGTTGCCCAGGATCACGTTGAGGCCCTCTTGCCCCGCAACGGCCAGCAGACGGCGCGGAATCAGGAAATAGTCCTGATAGGTTTTCCCGCTCCGTGTGGCGCCCGTCTTGATGTTCCACCTGTGAGTGCAGCCTCTCCAGAATTCCCGCTGCATCTGACTAAACATTACACTCACCGTCCAGCCTGCGCAGCAGCTCGAAGATCGGCGCGTTCTTGTCCGCCTCGCTGCTGACAATGTCCCCGGCGAGGTCCTTGTACGCGGCTGTCAGATCCCTGATCCGGAACACAACCGAGCTTTTCCCTTCATGCGTCCGGACTTCCGTAGCGTCAAAGGGATACTTCTGCTCAATCCGGGATAGCCTCAGCAGAAGCCGCTTCTTTATGTCCGCCGCAAGCGTGGCGTTTTCAGCAGCGGCGTCGGCTGCTCTTTGTATTGTTTTTGTTCGAGCCTCGTTCGCCGCGTTCATTCGGATCGTTTGCCAGTTGTCGGCTTTCGCATGCATATATATGGTGCTCTTGCTCAGACTGTACTTCTTAGCCAGGTCACCGTATGACGCCCCGCCTATATACTCGGCGCGGATCACGCTCCAGTCTATCCGCTTAGTTTCTTCAATGGGTATCACCCCCGTGTGGCCTTTGCCGCCTGTTGATATTTGTCATAAATTAATAGCTCCTTCTGCATCCGGTGGATGTATTTCAGCAAATCCCGCCGATGGTGCGGGCCTGCGGTTTTGAGTTCCTGCTTGGCGGCACGGATGCGGGCTTTGTGTTCATCCCTCATGGTTTCAGCCATTGGTTATACACCTCCGTTGATACCTGCGCCATCATGACGGGCGGAACACTCATGCCGCAGACATATTGTGCCGATTGGTCTGCAAAATCATAATCCTGTGGGAATGTTTGGACAGAAACAAAATCCGAATCAGACAATGCGCATCCATCATAATATCTGTAAAAATTTCCACCTGAAATTAAAGTTTTTGCAACTTCATCATCATGATTGATTTTATTTGTAAATCCGCTTTCTTTTCCTCGGACTCTTTTTGAAATATCGCCAATATCCTGATCTTGTTTCATCCTGTGCTTAAGTAATTGCCCATGTAATGTATGGCTTACATCAATTCCATGTTCACTTCTTACCGCTCCAAACAAAATCGGCTTTTCGCAAAACTGCAATTTCAGTTTCGGAAAGCCCTGGTCCTTGCGCTGGGCAATGAAGAAGCACCGTTCACGCTTTTGCGGAACGCCCATGAATGCGGCGTTCAGCAGGAAAAGCTGTGTCTTATATCCGGCCGCGTCAAACGCCTTGAAAATCTCGTTCACATAGCCCTTTGCATTGCCTTTCAGCAGGCCAGAAACGTTTTCCGCAATCACTACGCGGGGTTTCAGCTTTTCCGCAATCTGGATGAAATAGAAAAATAAATCATCCAGTTTTTGCTTTGCCTGTCCTTCACGGAAAACCTTTTCTTTGTTCCAGCCCTTTTCCCGTTCCCCGGCTGTGCTGAATACAGAACATGGCGGCGAACCGTCCAGAATATCCAGATGGAAAAGTTCTTCCGGCAGGTCCGCGTCTGGTATTTTCAGAAAGTCCCGCACATCCATCAAATACGGGTATTTCGGATGATTGTTCTTTCGGTATACTTCCATCACGCGCGGGTCTATTTCCACGTTCCCGATCACATCATATCCCGCGAGTTTATAGCCCATAGATGACCCGCCGCCGCAGGAGAAACAGGAAAACACAGTCAAGCCGTTTTTCTGCACTTTTGCGAGGTCAGAAAGATACCACTTCCACGGGAAACGATGTTCAGCGGTTAAATTTGAACCCGCAGCGCGGGCACTCACATTCAAATTTGTCATCGCTGAAATCCTCCTCCCCGTATTCTTTGGAAGTGTTGTCAATTGTGGTAACAGCCCCCCCGTCCAGCGCATCAAAATCAAACTTTAGCCCGCTCAGGTCAATGCCCTCAATCTCCAGCCTTGCGATTTCCTCTTCCAACTTGCCGAAGTCCCACGCCGACAGCTCGGCCGTCCGGTTATGCCTGATTGCGTAGTCCCGGCGCTGTGTGTCGGTCATGTGGTCCAGCCGGATGCAGGGGACGGTTTCCATGCCTAATTCCTGAGCGGCCAGCAGCCGCCCGTGACCCTCGACAATCAGGTTATGCGGCCCCCAGATCCCGATCGGATCGTTGAATCCGTCCGCAAGAATGCTCGCCTTGATCTGCTCGACATCTTCCGGCGTGTGGCG